GGCGGCGTTCCTGCGGATGTTACCGAAGTTCCTAGCAGATATGAGGGCATCCAAATTTACGCCGTTGTTGTCGGTTGGACTCATGCGGGAGCGGAAGGTCAAGGGCTGTCTATTGAGAACGGCGTTCACCGTGACTTTAAGTTCTCTGATATGCTCGACTACATTCACAACAATGTCCTGCCGTTTGCTTGCGTAGGGGCGGTGAGTGCCACTTGAGAACGCTCAAGAGAAACAAGCGGCCTGTAGCGTTTGCGTTCTATGACGGCGTGACGGAGTTGACGGATACCGAAGGTAATCTGACTGGCGAGTATGAAGTGACCTATACCACTCCCGTCAAGACGCTGATGAATGTGAGCGGCGGCAGAGGCCAAGCAGACATTGCTCTGTTTGGCTTGACGCAGACTTTCGCACGGACAGCTACTACGGAAGACCTTGATACTCCGTTCAGCACGGAGACAGTCTTTTGGGTTGAGACTGACCCCGATACCGAACCATTCGATTATCGTGTGGTTGCGATTTCTAGGACGATTAACCAAGTGGTGCTTGCCCTAGCTGAAGTGGAAGTGTCGAATGAAGACCTTAACAATTGAGTTGTCTGTGGAGTCTTGTAAAAAGGCTCTCGAGGAACTCAAGAAGTATCAGCAGGACATAAAGCCGAAGCTACAAGAAGTTTGCAGGCGGCTTGCTGAAATCGGCAGAGATGAAGCACTCTCTGTCATAAGCGGCATTAACCCGATGGAGGGCAACTCTGTTGACAGGGTAGACGCTGTGCCTACTGATAACGGTTATAAAATCGTTATGGAAGGTGCGGATGTTTACTTCATCGAGTTTGGTACTGGTGACCAAACGGACGCGCACTATGATACCTCTGTGCCTGTTGCGTGGGGTACATGGTCTGCTGAAGATAAGCAGATTCTTTGGAATCAAGGCTTTTGGTACTACAACAAAGTCCAGTACACAGGCACTCCGGCGTATATGCCAATGTACCGTGCAGAGAAGAAAATGCGCGAAGAAATGCCAAGAGTAGTTAAGGAGGTGTTTGGAAAGTGAAATATAGTCGCAACGCTATTTACACGCGAATTGTGAATGCTGTTAAGGCTGAATTTCCAAACGCCTACTGCACTTCCCGCTATGTTGCGAAACCTTCCACCTTTCCGGCTTGTTACATACATGAGATTGATAACAGCCGCCCCGTTCAAAACACACAGCTTGACTTTCAAGATGTTCAATGGGAGAGCGTCTTTGAGATTCAAGTTGTGAGCAACAAACACAACACAGCCGCAAGCGAGGCTTATGACATCATGGCTTTGGCAGATGCGGCTTTTAGTGGACTGTATTACCGCCGATTTTCCCAAACGAACATCGACAGGAGCGATACATTCACCCTCATCGCTCGTTACCGCAGAGTTATCGGCGGCGGCGATACGATGCCTACTATTTAAGATAAGGAGATAACGCAATGGCTAATGCTGTTTCCACTGCCGGAATGCTCGTCAAGTACGCTGTTGAAGCTACTGCGGGTACGCGACCCACTTCGGGCTACACCCTCATTCCCGGCGTTAAGGCTATTCCCGCCATCTTCAATGACCCCAATATGCTTCAGAGTACGCCCCTTTCGGCTACCAAGAACCACACCTACATTGAGGGTCTGAACGATAGCGGCGGTGCTATCCAACTGACTGTCAACGATTACGAAGCTTTCCGCACTGCGTGGACTGCTTGCGTGGCGGCGTTTGACGCTCTGACGGATGACAAGACCATGTGGTTTGAGATTGCTTATCAAGATGGTAGCAATCTTGAGTCCTTCTACTTCCCGGCACAGCCCCTTGCCCTTGGCTTTGGCGGCGCGGAAGTTGACTCCGTCCTTGAGAACAACCTCAACCTTGCACCGCAAGGTGACTACGTTTTCGCGGCGGCATCGACTTAAAAAACAAAACTGGGGCGGCATCCATTACCGCCCCACAACTGTATAAGGAGAATGTATGAGCAAGAGCGAGAGACTGAAACCGATGGTGATTACCGACCCCGAAGAGGGTAGGGAGTACACCCTTGAGTATAGCCGCAAGACTGTGGCGAAGACCGAACAGGCGGGGCTTGATGTGAACCGCCTTGAGTCGCAGAGCATGACGATGATTCCTCTCCTGTTTTGGGGAGCGTTCCTTATGCACCATCCTTACATGACCCGCGAACAGACCGACAAGATTCTGTTCGATGGTCTTGGAGGTCTGAACGAGGAAGAGATGGCGTACCTTGGCAAACTGTATGCCGCTCCGTTTCAGACGCTCCTTTCTAGCGAGGATAGCGCAAACCCTCGCAAGATGGCGGTAAAGTTCTAAAGGAAGAACCTAAAGAACCGCCGCCTACTTACTCTGAAGTTTTTGAGGAGACTTTTTCGCAGTACCTAGCAATGGGTATGACATACGAACAATTTTGGGAACAGTCTCCTTATTTAGTCATTGCTTACAGGAAAGCGTATAAGCTGAAGCGCGAGATAGCAAACGAGCAAGCATGGTTGCAAGGCTTGTATGTCTATGACGCTTTTGCAGTCTGCATGGCGAACGCTTTTGCCAAGCGCGGGGCGAAGAAGGTTGATTACCTTGAAAAGCCCGTGGATATCTTCCCGCTGACGGATGCTGAAAAGGAACGCCGTGAGCAAGAAGAGCGTGACAAGATGCAACAGGCTATGGAGGCGATTGCCCGTAAGCAACGTAGGAAAAAGAAACAAGGGTGATTAAATGGCAGATACTCTTGAGTCCCTTGAATTAGAAGTTAAATATAAAGCAACAGGCGCGGCGGGAGAAATTGGTGCGGTTGCTGATGCTGTTGTCAAACTGCGTGATGCGTTGAAGGGTGTAGTGCCGAAGCTTAAGTCTTTGGCTGACACGATGGCGGGGATTAGTAACCCGCTTACTATCAACGATTATCACGATAACACAATTCAGCAAAGCATCCAAAAAGTAGGCTCGACAGCTAAAAGCGCGGCGAAGGATGTTGCTCCGCTTACTGACGGCATTCGTATGTGGATTGCCGATGCTAGCAAAGTCGATATCCTTGAGACTAAATTCGTAGACCTTTCTAGGGCTATGAATCAAGCTTTTGAGGAAGGTGACGCGCAAAAGGCGTTAAAGTACCGCGAACAAATCATTCGCGTGACAGATGCGCTCATCAAAGCCAAAGAAGCGTCAAGCGGACAACAGCCCACTGCTCCATCTCCCACTTCGGGTGCTGACCAACAGATTATTGCCACGGCAACTTCGGTTGACTTGCTGAAGATGAGGTTGCAATCGCTAAACGCCGCGATGCAACAGGCATTTGGAGAGGGGAAAACTGAAAAAGCCGCCGCACTTCGCGCTCAAATATTGAGTACGGAAAAGGCGTTGGCTAGAGCAGAAAAAGCGGCGCGTGGCACAGGAAAAAGTTTCCGTGAAATGGCAAAAGAGGCGGCGGGAACTGGTTCTCCTCTGCAAAAACTCATTTCGTCTCTGAAGCGTATAGCGTTTTACCGTATCATTAGAAGCATTATCAAAGAGGTTGGGCAAGCTTTTAATGAAGGTATGCAAGCGGCCTACTTATTCTCTTCGGGCATTAGCACATCGGGTCATCGCTTTGCGGAGGCAATGGACAATATTAAGTCTTCCGGGAACGCGATGAAAGGACAACTGGGTTCAGCTTTTATATCCTTGTATGCCGCAATTGCGCCTATTTTGATTGCTATCATCAACCTTGTGACTAGGGTTGCTGATGCTATCGCGCAACTGCTGTCTGCGTTTACTGGCTCTACTTACTTGAAAGCCAACACAACGGCGGCAAAATTTGCTGACAACATGAAAGCCGGAGGCGCGGCGGCAAAGGAATGGAAGAACCAACTCCTCGGCTTTGATGAAATCAACCGCTTGAACGAACCATCCAATGGCGGCGGTGGCGGCGGTGGGGCTAATCCTCTTGATGGGTTTGACTTTGAAGACAGCCCGATTGAGGAAAAGTTCATGAAGTTCGCTGATAAAGTTAAGAGCGTCTTGCAGTGGGTCAAAGACCACATGGACTTGATTAAAGGACTTGCACTTGCAATTGGCGGCGCACTTTTGGCTTGGAAAATCGGCAGTTTCTTCAGCAACTTGACTGGCATTCCCGGAGCAATGTCTACAGTTCTTGAACTTGCTATTGCAATCGGCGGCGCAATTATGTTTGTTGTCGGCGCGTGTGATGCTTGGAAAAATGGCGTGGACTGGGACAATATGGCTCTTATGATTGGCGGCGTTGCTCTTGCCGCGACTGGCCTTGGTCTTGCTTTTGGCGGCGTTGCGGCGGCTGTCGCGTTGCTAATAGGCGGTATTGCGATGTTGGTAATCGGTCTTCGAGATTGGAAGAAGACTGGCGAACTTTCTACGCAAACATTTTGGCTGTTAGAGGCCGCTATCGTAGCAGTTGGCGTTGCGCTTGGCATTTTAATTGGATGGCCTGCGGCATTAGTTGCGGGGTTCGTAGCGGCACTTGGCGTTGTCATCTATTACTGGGATGCAATCATCGCAAGAATTGCTACCGCTATTCAAGCAATTAAGGACTTCTTCTCCATGAAGTCTATTAATGCGCGTGTGGCGCAAGCAGAGGCCGATGGTAGCATTTACCTTCAAGGATTCGCTTCTGGCGGTTTCCCGGACGAAGGGCAACTGTTTATGGCGCGTGAATCCGGCCCGGAACTGGTTGGCACTATGGGCGGCAGGACTGCTGTTGCCAACAACCAAGAAATCACGGAAGGTATTCGCCAAGCTGTGTATGATGCTATGACGGCAAGCAATGCGAACGGCAACAACGATGTGTCTGTGAGGGTCTACCTCGACAGCCGCGAAATCAAAGCGGGACAGCAACGGCTGAACCGTGCATGGGGGGTAGGTTAATTGAAAGTTGAGATATTCAATTCGGTCACTTCTCAATGGTTTGACATCACCCCGTGGATTGCGTGGCAAGGGCTGACCTTCAGCCGAAACGATGTGGACGCTCCCGATGCGGGGCGTGACATGAGCGGCTTGATGCACAGAGGCAGAGTCGGTGTGAAGGAAAAAATGAATGTGCAGACAGTTCAACTGACTCGCGCACAGAGTTCTTTCCTACAGACCTTGCTCTATCCAGAAACCATTCAAGTGCGCGTCACGCCTTATCCTCGCACGAATGCGGCACAAGTGATGTCCATGTACACGAACAATGTGAAGACCACCTATGTCATTCACAGGCAAAACGGAGAGGACTTGCAAAGCCTGTCCTTCCCGCTGATAGAGAATTGAGGTGGGCAGATGCAACAAACTTCTGCCCTCTATCAGAGCATTTTAAGCGGTGACAGCCATTGGTTCGAAACGCAACTGGTGATTGAAGGAGCGGGGACTTTTGGGGAAACCGATTTGTTCTCCATCTCAACTTCGCATCAGATGTTCCACGGCTCTCCCACGATTGGTAGCGCGGTAGCGGGTGAGATTCAGATTAAGATGGTCTACCCGCAGAGCGTGTCCATCCCCACTATGGCGAGGCTGATGCCGCAAGTGCGTGTGTGTAATGCCACGCAACAGAGCGAATGGCTTGCACAGGGCGTGTACTTCGTGGACACCCGCGAGAGAACTGTGACCGACACAGGCGAGAGCGTCCTTGAACTCCACGGCTATGACGCGATGCTCAAGGCCGAACAGCCGTTTCAGAGCAACACCATTACCGGGGACAGCACAGATGTTCAGATGGTGAACGAGATTGCCTCCATCATGGGCGTTGAGGTTGACGAACGAACCTATGACATCATGACGGCGGCTTACACGATTCCTCTGCCTACTGGATACTCTTGCAGAGAAGTCCTTGGTTACATTGCTTCGATGTATGTTGGCGCGTTCATCATCACGGACGAGGGTAAGCTTCGCCTTGTATCCATCCTTGAACTCCCGCCCGAAACCAACTACCTCATAGATGAAGTGGGAGACGCAATAACATTTGGAGGTGACCGCATCCTTGTCTGACATTGTTTCTTTAGCGAGGCGTGTTTCGCAAGTAGATGTTTCGCCTCAATTCGATAACTATTCCAAGGTTGTCATCCATGTGTCAGACGATACCATCTATGTTGCGGGTAACGATACTGGGCGCACATTGGAGATAGACAACCCCTTTGGCACACAGGCGATGGCGAACAATATGCTCCAATCGTTGACAGGCTATCAGTATCAGCCTTACGAAGCGCAAGGGGCGTTGCTTGACCCCGCCGCAGAGATTGGAGATGCTGTCAATATGCGTGGCGCGTATGGCGGTATCTACACACGCGAACGGACTTTCGGGCGGCTGATGAAAGCCGATGTGTCTGCTCCTCATGATGAGGAAATCAACCATGAGTATCAGTACGAAAGTCCCGAAGAGCGAAGGTTTACACGGCAAATCAATGATGTTAAGGCAAGCTTGATTATCGCGAATGACCGCATTGATGCGTCCGTTTCGCAGACAGGCGGTGAGCAAGCGTCCTTTGGATGGTCACTCACATCTGACGCGCACAGATGGTACGCTAACGGGCAAGAGGTTATGTCCGTTACGGCAAGCGGCTTGACTGTCAAGGGTAATGTGCAAGCTACCACAGGCACGATAGGCGGCTTCAACATCACCGCATCAAGCCTATGGAACAACCTTTCGTCCTTTGGCGGCTCTCAAACGAGCGGCGTGTATATCGGCACGAATGGCATCCAACTCGGACAGCGTTTCAAGGTTGACACAAGCGGTAATGTGACGGCAACTCGGCTGACAGTTGACACGCTATATATCGGCGGCTCTGCTGTTTCTGCGGCAACGCTTAACGCAAGAGCAAACAACGGAAACTCTGCTTATGGTTGGACTTCCAGTAATGGCTCTTACTGCACTGGTGGTGTTGGGAACTGGTATGGTGCTAAAGGCGGCTTTGGCTCTGCGAGTGATATTTGGGCAACTCACTTTCACAGTAGTGATATTTCGTACTTTGCAACAGTCAGCACATATAACATACGAAGTTATTCTTCGGGCGCAACCTACTCTCCAATAACATTCACACTCAACGGCAGAACATATCATGTGTTTGGCTATGTATCATGATGAGGTGCTGAAATGGACATTACATTAAGAAAACTAATTAAGGCGGTTGAAAGCCTTGGCGTTTCTACGGAACATTTAGAACTTGCCATTGACGCGCTAAACAGAGTTTTAGCTGAACTGGACGAGATAGAGGTCAAAGGCCGTCAGCAAGTCGATACTCTCCTCGGTTGCATGATGGCGATTGAGGCTATCATCGGGGAGAAAAAGGGTGGTGAAGTGAATGGCTGACCGCCAAATTTCTGACCTTGTAGCGGCAACTTCGATACAAGTCAGTGACCTCTTCGTGCTTGAGCAAACAGGCACAGCGAAAAAACTCACCGGGCAGATACTCGTCAACTATCTGACCTCTATTGCCGATGGGCATGGCGGTATCGCGGAAATCACTTGGGAGACGAGTGGCACAAGCGGCGATGGTCAACTGCACACAGCTACCATCCACTATGCC